GAAGTGGGCGATAGTCAGTCACCATTGCAGAAAGGGCGGCGACGGCCAGCAGAGATTTAATGCGGAGACTTGGGTTGTTCATGTCATTTCCTGTCTAAGGGGTGGGGTGGTTAGGCGACCGGGACAGCCACCGCCAGCGTAATCAAACCCGGCGCAACTCGGATGCTTGCATGGGTTGCCACACTGCGCGCTGCATGGGATCACCTTGTGGCCTCTCGCCTTCTCGGTGTGCAGGTAGGCCAGCGCGGCGGCTGGAGGCATCGGCTTGCCGTCATCTGTCTGGAAAATGTTGAAGTCTCGCGGATAGCGGTTGTTCCGCAGAAACCCGTCGATGCTCATGCACAGGCTGATTGTCCGGGTCATTTCAATCCTTTCTCTGTCTAAGGTGTTACCTCAGGGCGGCGGGTGGGGTGGTCAGTCATTGATTGCCTCCGCTACGATCAAATACAGGATGCGCAGGTCATCGTGCCGCGCGCCGAGTAGACGTTCCCTGTCAACCACGAAGTTACTGACTGCGAAATAGAACGCGCTCGGGTCACATTGCCAAGGATCATCATCCTCGCAAGCACTGCGCCGAAGCTCTGCCGCTATTTCAGCGCGGGTCATGCCACACCCTCCCCACCGCACACCGGGCATTCGGTGGCGTAGTCGTTCATCGGGTCCATGCCATCGCCGTGGCAGCATGGGCATTCCTCGTCATCTTCCTCGAAGCGCCCATCGTCCAGATCAGCACCGGCAAGCCATTCGGCCTGTGTGCGGCGTTCAGCGCGGGTCATGGCTGGCTTTCGGTGCGGCTGCGGCCGCAAGCTCGATGCCCCAAGCGTTCAAGGCGTCAACTTCGTCGGGGCCGTAGTTCGATGGGTTGATTTCCGGGAAGCGGCTCACAATCTCCACCGGCACCACGACATACCCAGGCGGCACGATGGCGGCTTCGATCTGATCGGCAAAGCGCCTGTACCATGCCACTGCCTTTTTCAGGGTGCTTTCGTCGCGTGGACCGGCGGCCTCTACGCACGACCTGATCCGCTCATCACTCAGTCGCTGCGGCAACTCATCAGTATTGCTTACAGGTTGCGGCTCTTGCGCTGGTGCTGGCTGTGCTGCCTCGCACTGAGGCCAAGTGCATTTGTGCGTGCAGGAGTGGCCTTTGTGGTCTGGCTGTGCTGGTGGGGCGGCGCGCTCCAAGTGTTCTACGGCTGCGCGCAACACATCGCGGTGCAGGTAGTCGGTGATGTTCGGGCCGAAGTACAGCCGTGTTCCGTAGGATTGCTCGTCCCAAAATGGCTGCGAATCAACCAACTTGCGCAAGCCGTCCGCGCCTTTGAAAACGCCATGGTCCCACGGCTCTTGTTTGTCAGTCATGGTGATCCTTCATTGCTGCGTCTGATTTAGAAAGCGCGTGATTTGCCCGCGATTTCGCCCATCTGACAAACTCATCCGGCGATGCGAGTTCATGCCATCCGCGCCAATCTGCGGCGACTATGTGGCGTAGCACCCCCTCCAGTTCCGCCACTCTCGCCTGCGCCAGTTCCAGATTCGCCGCCTTGATGCGGGCGTCTGCTTCTAGGGTGGCGATGCGCTCGTCTTGTGCGTTTACCATGGGATGTCACTGTCCAAGTCATCGAACCCGCTACCAGCTGCCGCAGGCTTTGCCGCTTGCCGTGGTGCTGCGCCTTCACGCTTGCCGCCCATTAGCGCAACATCCGACACGCGCACATCCATGCTCTTGCGCTTGCCGCCTTCCTTGTCGGTCCATTCCCTTTCGGTCACGTTCCCAATTACCGTCACTTGTTGACCCTTGACGAGATACTGTGACAAGGCTTCGGCACGCTTTCCAAACAGTGAACAGTTCCACCAGATAGTCGGCTTGTCGCGGCCCATGCTGTCTGCCACGCTAAAGGTGCAGACTGGATCGCCGTTTGGCAGGAATCTAACTTCTGAGTCCTTGCCGATGTTTCCGCTTACGCTGATGCTGTTCATGCTTCTACCTTTTCCTTGAGGCTTTCGCCGTGTTTCTTGATTGCGTTTCGGATGTTGGACGGCAACATCTTCCACAGTTTTGTCTTTTCCTCGCCGTCAGTGATGCCTGAATATTCTTCGTATGCGCCTATCAGGTCATCGTTATGGAAGTGGTCAACGATGGCGCTTGACACTGCTTCAATGATTGGAAGGCGCGCAGGATCAATAAGCGGGTCGCCAGTCGTGGAGACAACAGGCCCCTTCAGCATCGCCTGCTTTTCTTCCTCGATTACCGCCAGCCCTTCGCCGTTCTCGGTGTTCAGGTGGTGAATGGCGGTATCAAGGCGCTCGGTCTTGGGCCAATACTTGTAGGCTTGCTTGACGCAGGTTTTCTTAATCATTTCGCCTTCGTCGGTTCCCCACGGTCCCGGAGACTTGGCCTTTCCAGCCTGAAACGATTTCCACGCCGACGAACGATCACGGATCGCATGGGCTTCCTCAATCGTCATCGTGTGCGTCAGATACTCGTCGTGCGATGTCTTGATCGTCACGTACACGCCGACGACTGGCCCGCGATCCTTGCCAAACGGGTTAAACGTGTGCTGTGGCGGCTTGTCGATGCCGGTCAATGCGAAGCCATCAGCTTCATGCACTAGCGCCGCCTGCGCCCATTTAACGGACCCGGTTGCCTGCGCCAAGTCCATCAATCCCATGTAGCTGATGTCCAGGCAAATCTTCCCGTCACGCGGCACCAGATACGCCTGCTTCTTTGCAGGGTTCAGGCTGATCCCGATGGCGGCAATGTTGGTCACAGCATCAACAACCGACTGGCGGTTATTCATGGCCGTTGTCATGGCGTAGTTGTTGCCCGACAGCACCTGAATGGCGAAACCTGCTTCGCGCTCAAAGTTGATCGACTTGTCCACTAGGACAGAATCGAATGCCTGCCGACTAGCGTAAATGTCTTGGCTAATCGTCGTCAAAGCGGTTGCGGTACTCATATTCATTTCTCCTTGTTTATCTAGCCACCAGATTCACCACAAGCAGCACGACAAGCAGCGCCAGGATGTACGCGGCTATCTCGCTATTGCTCGTCTTTGCACGCCGTCCGATAAACGGGTTTGCATCGTCTGTGAATCGGCACTCGCTCAAGCTGCGGGCGGCGCGTCCTGTCCAGTTCGGGTTCATGCTTTCTCTCCGGTTGCTTTTGCGATGGCGGCGCGGGCGGCATGGTATGCGGCCATCCTGTTCTCAGGCGTGTACCCTGGCCCGCCGTTGATGTAGAGGTATGCCTTTTGCAAAGCCTCCAGCAGTTCCGGTGCCGCTGCTATCAGGCGGGCATTAGCCTCGCCCAACTTGCCGTCCTCGTCGCCGGGCTGAACCGTTGCAAGCGCCCATTTGCCATTGCGCGCAGCCTTCTCGGCGCGAACAAAATAGCCCTTGTGGTTCTCGCTGGCGGTCAGCATGGGCACGTATTCCCATGGTGCATTTGTGTGTTTCATGCTTGCTTCTCCCAATAGTTCGCTGCCGACACCTTGCGCACCGCCTTATCCTGCTCTGCGTCGTCGTGCGCCTGCTCTCGCTTGCTGCGCTTGTCTGATCCGACCAGCGCAAGGCTTACCAGCGTTCCCAATGCACACAGCACGCAGAAAAGCACCAGCGATATTTGCAGATTGCTTCCGTGCCACCAGCTAAAAATATCGTTCATGCTGTCTCCAGGGATTTTTTGCACTCAGCAAGCGTCTTGAATGTTTCGCCGCGTACCGATGATTTGTGTGGCGTATATGACCATCCTGCGTCATATGCGAGCTTCATAATGTTCCCGACGCAGCGACCATCAATGATTACGGATACGATGGTTCGCGTCGGATTTGACCGATATGTGATCTTGGTCATACTTCCTCCCTTACCGGAAACCATGCTTCATAGTCGTCATAGACCCGTTCGGTCAGCGACTCCATTTCCGCATCGGTCATCTGGCCCATGACATCCTTGCCATCAGCAATGACTTTCGTGATTTCCAGTTCTGCGGGTTCTGCTTCGTAGCAGTCTTCCCACGGCCCCCAAGTCTTTCCCGGTCGGCCCGGCGAGAAGTCGAAACTTGCTTCGACATCCATTTCATCGCCGTCTACGCAGGCCCATGTGCCGTATTTGAGGTGCATCATGCTGTCTCCTTGGTTTGCAGAGCATCAGCAGCCGCAACCAGCAGTTCTGCCAGCTTGCGTGCCTCGTCTGCCGTCAGGTCAAACCATGTTCCAGCGCCGCCAAATGTCGCGCAGACGCCGACCTTGCCCCACTCGGCCTTTGCATGCACCGTGTGGCCGCTCTCTGTCTTGATGCGGTCGGCGCTCATACAACCGCCCCGCGAAGCACGTTCAGCGTGTACACGTCGTACTCGCCACGGTCCTGATACTGGAGACGCCGGTTGTCCAGCTCGTCGGCGCGCATTTCACGGACAGCGCGCATACAGTCCTCTTGCCCGATCAGGTCAGCGATGCACGTATCGAGCGCAACGCAGATCGGGTCATCGGTGTGAAGCGTGGAGGCAAGTGCTTCCAAGCATTCGCGGATTTGCTCATCGGTGCGGCCCGGCTTGCGAAGGGCGGCAAGTGTGTCGGCATGTCGCATAGTCACTCCTTGGGTGTGGTTAGTCGGGAATACGCGACCTCAACAAGTAGCCGGTATTCAAGGTGCGTTCTGTCGTCGTGCTTCTTTTCGGATGCTGCGAGAAATTCATCGATAGACCCGCGAAAACATCCGCGTGTAATTTCAATGCCGCCATCCTTGGTTTTGTAGGCGGTGAAGGTTCCGTTCTCTGTGCCAACGCGGCTTGCCCAAAAGATGGCAGCATTGCCGGAGACCCGCGCATTGCCGGAGACCAACGCATTGCCGTAGACCAACGCATTGCCGGAGACCCGCGCATTGCCGGAGACCAACGCATTGCCGTAGACCAACGCATTGCCGTAGACCAACGCATTGCCGGAGACCTGCGCATTGCCGGAGACCTGCGCATTGCCGGAGACCTGCGCATTGCCGGAGACCTGCGCATCGCCGTAGACCCGCGCATTGCCGTAGACCCGCGCATTGCCGTAGACCTGCGCATTGCCGGAGACCCACGCATCGCCGGAGACCCACGCATTGCCCCGCAGGTTTTTATCTGCCTCGACATACCCGCCAACATCGCCAGCAGAAACGCTGAACGCAGGAATTGCGACAAGTGCCCTGATTCGCTTCACCGTCCTGCCGGGTGCGATGACTATTTCATCGCCTGGGACAAATTCGTAATGCATCGTCACTCCAGTTAGTTGCTACACATCGCACAGCACCGAGGAACATCCTCTGCCCCTTCCTCTGCGTCCTTCGGACTCGGCCCGTATCGCTTGGCCTAGGGGGTTTCGCTGTTTTGTTGCGATGGGAGAATTATCACTGCGGTGTTTTCATTTGTCAACACAAAAGTGTTTGAATTTGGCGCAAAGAGGCATAGGTGCTTACCCTATGTTTTGAGTAGATGGTGAAAAGTGCGCTAATGTGAGCGCTAACAAGAAGAATGAGGGCCTATGCGATACATGCGTCACCACTCAGCGGAGTTGCAGTAAATCATTTCCGGCGTTCACGTTGGTGTTTGAGAAAGTGTTTGCCTTGCTAACACTCCCGTGATAGGATGCGGTAATGGACATCTTAGAACACGCGATTCAACTGGAGGGCGGGGTTAGCAAGCTGGCCCGCGCACTAGGGGTTAGGCCGAATGTCGTCAGCAATTGGCGATTAGAGAAGCGAGAGCTTCCCCATGCGTGGAGGGTGGCGCTAACAGCCAAGTATTCGAAGCGCAGGGTAAAGGAATCGGCATGAGGCGTCCAGAAAGGTTCTGCGAAATTCCAAGGTTCTATTCTGGATGCGTCTATGCCGCAGAGCTTACGAATGGAATAGTCAAGGTCGGCTTTTCCCGCAATCCACGCACTCGGATGGGGACTCTTGTGCTTCAAGCCCGACGGATGTTCGGGGCCGACATTGCTCGTTTTCATATCGGCCTTGACATGACGGAACCGAGGCAGGCGCTGCAGGCAGAGCGTGAATTGCTGACAAGGGTTTCGAAGATCGGCGCTCCGTGCAAAGGTAGCCGCGAGTTCTTCAGAAATCTCCCGTTCCCCGTTGCGGCAAACCTGATTAACCAACTTTCACGCAGGGAGTACGCATGACCAGCATCGTTACATGGCTCACCAGCTACGCGGCGCACGTTGACGGCCACCACCGCGCACAACTGCTGGCCGCTGCTGACGAGATTGCAAACCTGCGCGCTCAAGTAGCGGAATTGCAGAAGCATAGGAAGGTGCTGGAAGGCTTCGCGGCTTATGGCACCCGCCACGACACCAACCCAACCAGAAGGCTCCCGTTGGGCACTGACGCCGCAGACATCGATGCGTGGTGGCTTGGCTATTTCAACAGCGCAGACCGCCAGGTGCGAGACATCGCCACGCGCGCCATATCTGCGACTACAGAAGCCCCACACGCCATCAGCGCAGTGACCGGGCAGACATTGGCAGGCTGAGACATGCACAAGCGCATTCCCGTCCCTGAAGCAGCCGTTATGCAGGCGCTGGCCGACGAGGGGCTTACTTGCTCCCTGATGGGCGATCGCCTTGGAGTCAGCCACAACACCGCTGCCCGCTGGCTGCGTCACCACGGCATCAAGACGATTCGCGGCAGCAAGCAAGTCAGGCGGCAGGCAGGCAGCGACATGCGCCCATTGGTGGGCAGCGCGAGTAACCCGTTTGGTCTGTGAAGTCATAGGCCAATCGTCTTTTTTTTGCCCAAAACGAACAACCCTAACAAGCCATAAACCTTATGGGAGTTGCTATGAAATTGTTTTACGACGATGAGTTTGACGCTATCAACCGGGCTATTGGCGAGAGCGGTAAGCCCTTCAAACTGGTGGCCGCGCACCTGTTCCCCGACATGAAGCCGGAATCGGCCTATGCCCGTTTAAAGGCGTGCTGTAGCCCTGTTGGGGCCAGCGCCTTACCTTCGGGCAAGTCGTGCGCCTGATGGCCTTCTGCGAGGCTTACGACCCCTTGCTGTACGCCTGCGATGAAACGCTGCACGCACGGCCCGACAGGAAATCTCCTGAGGACGAGGC